GGTGCTGCAACGCCGTCGTGCATCGCTAGGCATAGAATTTTGTGAAACTAATCGTGTTACACTGCGAAAAGACCACAACATATAGTGTCAGGGGAGGAGTATGAGTACTGGTGGAGTCAAATTAGGCTCGTCATATGATGAAGCTCGCACTCGCAAAGTTAATGCAGAAGCGGAGATAGCAGAACTCGAGCTAGCCAAGCTGAAAGGTGTACTTGTCGTAGCAGAAGATGTTACAAGTGCCTGGGAAGATGTGCTGAGCGCGTTCAAGGGCAAGCTGTTATCAATTCCATCTAAGGCAGCACCTGTCGTCGCATCAGAATTGGAGGCCGGCGGATGTCAGAAAATACTAGAAGACTTAATCAACGAATCATTAACAGAATTATCTAACTATGACCCTAAAGTTGACCCGACAACAGCGACTGTCTCTATCGAAACACTTGAAGAAGGCGGTGCAGACGCTAAAGCCGCCGGAAAAACTAAGCGTAAGCCAGTGGGCAGACCAAAAAAGACGGCTGGACTCGCAAACAAGTAGTGAACCTGGTCGTTGGCATACGTCTCGTGCTGAATATCAGCGAGGGATTATGGATGCGTGTTCAGACCCTGAGATACGCGAAGTAGTTGTTATGGCCGGCGCTCAGTTGGGCAAGTCGGAAGCTATCCTCAACATTATTGGCTATCACATCGAAAATGACCCTAGTCCTATTCTTGTACTACAGCCTACGGTGGAGATGGCACAGTCCTTCTCCAAGGACCGTGTGGCTAACGGCCTAATTCGTTCCACGCCTAGCTTGAGAGATAAAGTTCGTGACCCGCGCTCAAGAGATTCGGGTAATACAACTCTACATAAGATATTTCCCGGAGGCGCTTTAACGTTAACCGGGGCAAATTCCGCTGCATCTCTCGCCTCAAGACCGATAAGACTAGTACTTTGTGACGAATGTGACAGATATCCCACTTCTGCGGGCTCTGAGGGTGACCCAATACAGCTAGCACGCAAAAGGGCTGCTACATTCTGGAATAGGAAAATAGTAATGGTGTCCACTCCGACCAATAAGGGTGCTAGTCGTATCGAGGATGCGTTTGAGCAGTCGGACCAGCGTCACTATCACGTTCCGTGTAAACATTGTGAGACTTATCAACCATTGAGGTGGGCAAATGTACAGTGGAATGACGGCGACCCAGAGACGGCGGCTTACGCTTGCTCTCATTGTGGTTCTTTGTGGAGTGATGCTGAACGCCGATGGGCTATTAGGAACGGCCAATGGGTGGCTGACAAGCCCTTTAATGGCGTTGCCGGCTTCGCTATAAACGGTCTGTATAGTCCGTGGACGCCACTTTCGGACGGCGTTAGGGACTTCTTGTCCGTTCGCAAGAACCCAGAACAGCTTCGTGTATGGACGAATACATACCTTGGAGAGACTTTTGAGGACCAAGGCGAGACGATTGATGACCTCTCATTGTCGGATAGACGCGAAGAATACGCCGATTTGGTGCCCGAAGAGGTCATTATGCTCACTGCGGGCTGCGACGTGCAGGATAATCGACTAGAAGTGACGATTGTGGGCTGGTGTCGCGATTTTGAGTCGTATGTTATCGGTCATGAGGTGCTTTATGGCGACCCAAGCACTCCACAACTGTGGCAACAGCTAGATTCGGTCATTTTTAAGCGTTATGAGACGTATGACGGTCGAGAAATGGTAGTTAGGGCCACTGCAATCGACTCTGGAGGCCATTTTACGAACTCTGTGTATCAATACGCTAAAAAAAACGCTGGACAAGCCGTTTTCGCTATAAAAGGGGTCGGCGGAGAGGGTAAACCCATTGTTGGACGCCCTTCCAAGAACAATATCGGCCGTTGCAACCTATTTCCAGTCGGCGTAGACACCACAAAAGACCTTTTATTCGCTCGAATGCGTATAGAAGAGCCTGGACCGGGCTATATTCACTTCCCTAACAACCTAGACGACGAGTATTTCAAGCAATTAACGGCTGAAAAGGTCGTCACCCGGTTCCATAGAGGGTATAAGAAACGGGTATTTCAGAAGATAAGAGCGCGTAACGAAGCGCTTGATTGTTTCGTGTATGCGATAGCCGCTTTAGCCATACTTAACGTGGATGTCAATGCGCTAGCAGATAGGACAAAAATAAAGGATAATTCAACAGATGATACCCGCGAGAAGGAACCAACCCGCCAAGCAAAACAGCCCTTCGTGCCTAAAACAGGAAGAGGATTCGTGAACTCTTGGCGATAGAGGATTTTTATGGCAAATCTCTTTGACGTTGCAAATGCTCCTGAGGGAGAACCAGAAGAAATCGTCGTAGGCGACTTCATCCAATGGAAGCGCTCTGATATTGCCGGTGACTATCCTACATCAAGTGGTTATACAGCGGAATACGTCGCTCGTATCACTGGCGGCGGCGCAAACGAAATCAAGATAGCTCAGGCTGCTGGCTCGACTGACAGTTACTACTTGTTTACTGCGGACTCTGATACTAGCGCCGACTTTGCGGTGGGAAAGTATCATTGGCAGCTTGAAATCACACAAACTAGTTCTGGGAATCGGATAGTTGTTGATATTGGCGACTTTGAAGCTATCCCTGACATGGATAACAATCAGGCCGACCCTCGAGTACACGCTGAGATAATGGTGACGAAGATTGAGTCACTGCTTTCTGGCAAGGCTGATTCAGATGTTTCTAACTATTCTATTGCCGGTCGCTCACTCACAAAGATGAGTTTTACGGAGTTGATGGAAGCTCGTGATTACTACAGGAAAGAAGTAGTCAAACATGAGAACGAAGCTCTATTGAAGCGTGGCAAAAGTAATGGCTCAACGATAAAGGTACGTTTCTAATGGGCATTTTTGACTTTGGACGCAAGAAGAAAGAACAGAAGCCTCGTTTCGTAAAGCGTACTTACGCTGGCGCAGGTCAAAATCGATTACTAGCAGATTTCTTTGACTCTCAGCGCTCTGCTGATAGTGAACTGCGTCCTGTCATCAAAACGCTACGCAATCGCTCGCGTGATTTGTGTAGAAACAACGAATATGCAAAGCGTTACATGAATCTGATGAAGACCAACGCTGTCGGTGCTCGCGGATTCCAATTGCAAGTTAAAGCTACTGGGGGAGATGGCCTCTTAGACCTTCCTGGCAATCAAGCTGTAGAAAGAGCATTTGCTTTGTGGGGTCGAACTGGCAACTGTACGGTTGACGGTCGGTTATCTTGGGTAGACGCACAGAAGTTGTGCATTGAGAGTCTCGCGAGAGATGGAGAAGTGTTCATCATAAAGCATCGTGGTCGTGATTATCACGATTCATTTGCTCTGCAGTTTATTGAGCCTGATGAGATTGATGAGCAGAAAAACGAGAAGCTACCCGGCGGCAATGAAATCCGCATGGGTGTCGAGTTAGATGAGAACAAGCGTCCCGTGGCTTATCACAAGCTGACGTATCATCCCGGCGATTACGATTACGCGATGATGACCGGCAAGAGTAAGCACGTTCGCATACCGGCCGACCAAGTCATTCATATCTTCATGCCTTTGAGGGCAGGACAAACCCGCGGTGAGCCGTGGCTATCTCCTGTCATGCCGGCATTGAAGCAGTTGGGTGGATTCCGCGAGGCGGCAGTCATCAATGCGCGTATCGGCGCTTCAAAAATGGGCTTCTTCACCTCGCCTTCGGGTGATGGCTTTGTCCCTGATGAAATGGACAACAAGACGCCCATCATGGATGCCGAACCAGGGACATTCCATCAGCTGCCTACGGGAGTTACGCTCGAGAGCTTTGAGCCCACCTTCCCTAGTAACGAGTTCGACGACTTCCACAGGTCCGTTCTGAAGGGCATTGCGAGTGGGTTAGGCGTATCCTACACCTCACTCTCTAACGACCTTGAGGCGACCTCCTATAGCTCTATACGGCAAGGCGCATTAGAAGAGCGTGATTTCTATCGCGATATCCAGCAGTTCATGATTGACCATTTCATATCTAAGGTCTATGAGGCTTGGTTGGATGCAGCAATGGAGATGCGGTCATTCAATATCGGTGCTAATCAATACGAGCGATTCTTGACGGCCTCAACATTCTCAGGACGTGCATGGAGTTGGGTTGACCCACTCAAAGAGATGAATGCTGCGATTCTTGGCATGAAGAATGGCGTCCTATCAATACAAGATGTTGCTTCGCAGTATGGGAAGGATGTTGAAGACCTATTCGCTCAGATACAGCGTGATAAAGCCCTAGCAGAGCAGTTTGGCGTACAGTTTGCATTAGAGCCTTATGGTTCGGAAAAAGCTCAAGTAGACGCAGAAATAATCGGAGATGACGATGGCGAAGTATAAGGGCCGCGACATCGATACGACTCCCACGGATGCAATGATAGCGGAGGCTAAACGTGGTCTCGAATGGCGGAAAGAACACGGTAGAGGCGGCACTGAAGTCGGTGTTGCTCGCGCTCGCGATATCTCTAATGGGCGGGAGCTATCTATTGATACTGTTAAGCGTATGTATTCTTATTTTGCTCGACACGAAGTTGATAAAGCCGGTAAGGGATATAATCCAGGGGAAGAAGGGTACCCATCCGCTGGACGAATCGCATGGGCACTGTGGGGTGGTAATCCTGGACAGTCCTTCGCCAAAAGAGTTATCCGTTCTGTCGAAGCCGCCGACGAAGACGACCGGGCAGAGATTAGCGGCAGTATTAAGAAGTCTTTGGAGAAGAAAGCCAAAGACCACAATGAGAAGGTAGGCGATGTCGCGAGTAAGAGAACTAGCGTCCGCACTCTAAGCGCAGTATTCCGCCGCGGTGTTGGTGCCTACAAGACCAATCCCGGGTCAGTCAGACCTAACGTGAAGTCACCTGAGCAATGGGCTCATGCCAGAGTGAATTCATTCCTTTACGCCCTAAGAAACGGCAAATTTAGAAGCGGAAAGCATGACACAGATTTGTTACCATCTGGACATCCCATGTCTTCCAAGGGAAGATGCGAGGAAGTCGTGACATTTGCAGACGAGGACATTGAAATGAGCGATGCGATAGTAGAAGACGTTGAGCTTCGAGAAGAAGACCTCGAGCAGCGTCACATCCAGAATATCGAAGAGACTGAAGAGTCTTACATTATTACCTATGGCAAATCTATGCCAGAGGAGCGTGATGGTCACGAAGAGGAAGAGCGTGACGGTCATGAGGAAGAAGAGCGAGAAGGACATGATGCTGAACGTGATGTTCCAGCAGAAGTTGAACGTCGCTCTATGCACTTAGATGCGAAGCCGGTAGAGGAAGACACTCGCCGTGTACGCATGTCTATTTCATCCGAAGAGCCCGTTGAGCGCTCTTATGGTAAAGAAGTGCTTGAACACAGTGAAGAGGCCATTGATATGAGCTTCCTCAATAGCGGTCGCGCCCCGCTGCTACTGGACCATGACCCAGAGAAGCAAGTTGGCGTTATAGAATCGGCAGAACTTGACGGCTCGGCACGTAGACTACGTGCGACGGTTCGCTTTGGAAAAGGCGCACTTGCTAGAGAGGCTTTTGACGATGTAGTAGACGGTATCAAAGCCAATATTTCTATTGGTTACGCCGTGAAAAAAATGGAGAGAAGTGACAAGGATACGTTTGTAGCTAAGTCATGGAAGCCATTAGAAGCCTCGCTTGTAAGCATCCCCGCTGACCAATCAGACCTTGTCGGCGTCGGTCGTTCAAATGAAGCTTCTACCCAACCTTCAATCAAAACCAACTTTAAGGAGGACGTAATGTCTGAAGTTGATATTGCAGCGGTTGAGGCAGAAGCCAAGAAAACCGCATCTCGTAATGCCGCAGAAATCATGGCATTGACTACTAAGCACAACATGGCTGACCTTGGTCAACGTGCTATTGCTGAAGGTAAGTCAATCGATGAAGTCCGTGGCGCTGTTCTTGACCAGATTGGCACTAAGCCACTTGAGTCTCACGACATCGGCCTGACTGAGAAAGAAGTTAAGCGCTTCTCACTCTTCAACGTTGTTAACGCTCTTGCTAACCCATCTGACCGTCGCGCTCGCGAAGCTGCTGCTTTCGAGTTCGAGGTATCAGAAGCAACTGCAAAGCGTTCTGGCAAAGACCCACAAGGTCTTATGGTTCCTTATCAGGTACTTAGCCAGCGTGACCTCAACTCAGCGGATGAGTCTGACTTGTTCTCAGATGATTTCCGTGGTGGCGAGTTCATCGACGTACTCCGCAACTCATCTTCAGTAATGCAAGCTGGTGCTCGCATGCTGTCAGGTTTGAGCGGAGATGTAGCTATTCCTAAGAAGGCTACTGCAGCTTCTGCGGCATGGATTGCTACCGAAGGTGGCGCGGCTACTGAGTCAGAGATGACAACCACTTCTGTGTCTCTTGTACCCAGGCAACTCGCAGCCTTCACCGACATCACACGTCAATTGCGACAGCAGTCATCCTTGGATGCCGAAGCACTTGTACGTGATGACCTAGCACAGTCTTTGGCTCTTGCTATTGACTTGGCTGCTCTTGCAGGTTCTGGCTCTTCTGGTCAGCCTACAGGCATCAAGAACACATCTGGAATCAACACTGTTGACTTCGGTACTTCACCTATCCTCGTACCTTCATACGCTAAGGTCGTAGACATGGAAACTGCGGTTGCGGAAGATAACGCACTCGTAGGTAACCTTGCTTACATCCTGCCAGCGGCAATGTACGGCGGCTTGAAGACAACTGAGAAAGCAACTAACACTGCTCAGTTCGTTGTAGAGCCTGGCGGCACAATCAATGGCTACCGCGCAATCGTATCTAACCAGTGTACTGCTGGTGATATGTTCTTCGGTAACTTCTCTGATTTGCTCGTAGGTATGTGGGGAGCCGGTGTAGATATCACTGTTGACCCATACAGCCTGTCAACTACAGGTTCTGTTCGCATCGTAGCGTTCCAGACTATCGACGTTGCTGTACGTAACGCTGTTAGCTTCTGTCTCGGTAACGACGACCAGTAAGTAGTGTGAACCCTGCCCCTTCGGGGGCGGGGCTTTTTTTATCGGAGAAGGCCTATGATTTATAACATCACAAGAGATTGCATCATCAAGGGAGCCAAGCATCGCGTTGGCGAGAAAGTTGAGCTAGATGACGCTCTGGCGAAGCACTTGATGTCTATCGGACGGGTAGAGCCTCATCATGAAGAAGAGAAACCCGCCAATCGTGCTGTCGCATTAGAGAGCTCTGAAGAGAAGCCAAAGAAGCGCGGTCGCCCTGCTAAGAAAGCAGTGGAGCCTGAGGCTGAATAATGGCTGTAGAGACGGATGTATTCCGTTCCACTATGCTCGCCGACTTCGGACAAGCTGTTACGTTTAAGCCTACGTTCGGCGCAGCAACAACTTTTACCGCCATCTTTGATGCACAACATGTGTTTGAAGAGGTGGGCGGTTCTGTCGCATTCTCAGTACAGCAACCAAGACTAACTTGTCGTTCTTCTGATGTTTCTGGTGTAGTAGAAGAAGACGTGGTTACATTAACTGTAGAAGGCGTACAGAAGAAATACAAAATACGAGCTAAGATGCCAGACGGAACCGGCTTCACTGAGCTTCAACTGGAAGAGCAATGAGTCATATACGAACTCGCATCCGGCAAAACATTGTGACCACTCTTAAAGGGTTGAGCGATACCAAAAGCAATGTTTTCGATAGCCGAATCTATCCCATGAATATGGATACGCTTCCTGGCATCTGTGTGTACACGGCCAGTGAAACCTCTAATTACTTATCAATCAGTCCACCTCGAACACTCGATAAAAGCATCGCTGTTGCCGTTGAAATCTACGTGAAGATGATTGACACGTATGATGAAAAGCTAGACCAGATAGCCGCCGATGTCGAAGAGGCTCTTTACACAGATTTGAGCCGGGGCGGATTGGCAAAAGATACAATGGTCACAGCATTCGATAGCACCTTTTCTGGCGACGTAGAACAACCAGTCTTGATGGGTAAACTTACGGTGCAAGTAAGGTATTCTGCTGTCGAGGG